AATTTAAAACCAAGTTTTGTTTTATGACGAAGCAGCCGACTTGGAACGGTCCGAGGCTATCCCTAACGGGACGCTAACCATTACGCCCGTTTGTACATGGATTACTGCCGGAAATATCGAGGACTGGCTCGGAATTGGAACCGCTTCGGCTTCGGACCAAAGTTTCCTAACACAATGCGCGGCCGCCGCTAACGCTTTTTGCTACCGCCGGCGTCGTGAAGCGGGCTACTTAGATAGTTTGTCTACTTCCCCTTCGGGCGACGTGTCACTAGGGACTATTCAATATGGCGGAATGCTTTACCGGCAACGCGGAAGTATTGACAGTTTCGCAAGTTTTGACGGCATGGGTGGCGGACCCGTAACAGGCTTAAACGGCGTTATTAAACAACTATTGGGCATTGACCGCCCGCAGGTCGCCTAATGGCCGTAGTGGCTTATACAGACTTGTTTAACGAGGTTCTAGACGACTTAGCGACCAAACTAGGAACCGTTACAGGGCTTCAAGTAGTAACCGACCCGCGCAACCTTGTACCGCCTTGCGTATTCATTGATGCGCCCACATTCGACGTGTGGAACTACAACATAGTAAAAATGACGTTTCCCATTCGTTGTATCACGCTAGGACCGGGAAACCTCGACGCTCAACGTTCACTAATGAACCTTGCCGCTAAGGTTCTAGGTTCCAATGTTGGCATTACCGCCGGACGCCCAACTATGGCCATTATTGGCGGGGTTGAACTACCCGCCTACGACTTGACCGTAAACATTCAAGCCCAAACGAGTTAAACAATGTTTGTAATTCTTTCCGAACGAGTAGGCACCGTAGGCGCGTTTTACGACGCCGAAAGCGCCAAGGCAAAAGGCGTAGACATTGACGCGCTTATAGCCGGTGGGTTCATTGGTGAACCTTCCCCCACAAAAGCCCCGAAACCTAGTAAAGTCAAAACCAAAACCGAAACCGAGGAATAAATACCATGGCAACAAGCACAATTTTATCGAACCCCGTAGTAACCGTTAATAGCGTCGATTTGTCGGACCAATGTACGTCTGCCACATTTACACAGCGCTACGCGGAATTGACCGCTACGGCTTTTGGTGACGTAGATAACAAGTATGTAAAGGGCTTGGGCGACCACGAAGTAACCCTCGATTTGTATATGTCTTACGCTGCTTCGGAAACCTACGCAACATTGAAGGACCTAGTAGGCACCGCAACTACCGTTGTTGTAAAACCTGCCGTAGGTACAGATAGCGCCACAAACCCCGGCTTTACCCTGACCGGGGCCTTCTTGGCCGAACTACCTCATTCATTTGCGCTCGGTGAATTAAGTACCACCTCTATAACGTTCCATGGCGGCGTTTACACCGCAGACGTAACCCCGTAACCGAAAGGCCCCGACATGAATATAACAATTCGAGTAGAACGCAACGGCGAAACCGCCGACGTAAAAACAAACCTTTACATAATGATTATGTGGGAACGCAAATACAAAAAACGCGCTTCCGACTTAGCAAACGGTATCGGTTACGAGGACCTCACATTCTTTGCGTATGAAGCGTCAAAACTCGCCGGTTTAACTGTCCCCGTCTCTATGGACGATTACGCCAAAACAATAACGCTATTAGAAGTGATGGATAATGAACCTACAAACCCTACGCAAGCGGGACCTATTCCCGCCAACTAGCAGAGATACTGGTAGTAACGGGCTATTGGCCGCCCGAAATACCAATAGATACCCGCGACATAGCAACAGTTATACACGTCTTGGACAAGCAGGCTAAGAATGCCCGTCGCAAGTGAACTACAAGTTTTCGGCATACAAGAAACGCTAAAAGAAATAAACGATTTCGACCCGTCGTACCGCCGTCAAATAACAAAAGACATACAAAGCGGGGCGGGCAACCTTATTGTTACTAGCGCTCGTTCGCTAATACCAACCGATTATCCATTAACTGGCATGGCGCGCGGTTCAATAATTAAAGGACGCGCCGAAACAACGTTCGACATTAACAACGTGTCGAGTGGCGTCAAAACACTTGTAGCCAAACGGGGAAGTAAAGAACGTTCCGTAACCTACACACGCCCCCTATACCTAGACGGGGCCGCCGTACCGGGTGCCTATACGCAAACCGTCGATTACAAAGCCCGCCCGTTCTCGCTATTGACCGCACAACAGAAAGACGCTGCCGGTGCCATATGGGACCACGCCGGCGCTAACACAAGTTCCCAATTTGTACAAAACCTAATAGCCCGCGGAAAAGGTCAAAACCGCCAAGCGCCCCGCGTATTAGCGCCCGGCGTTGGTGCCGTAATGCCCGAAGTCGAACACGAAGTATCGTTAATTCTTGACCGTGTTAGTGACAGAATGAACAAGAACCTAAAGATAGAAAGGCGTAACTAGTGGCTATCAACATTCCCATTATTTCAAGCCTAGATACAAAAGGTTTTGACAAGGCCAAGCGCGAGTTTTCCCAATTGGAAGGCGTCGGCGCTAAGTCTGCTTACGCCGTAAAAAAGGCGGCCGTACCCGCGGCCGCCGCTATTGGTGGGTTAGCCGTTGCGTTAGGCGACGCTACTAAAGCCGCCATGGAAGATGTCGCTAGTCAAGCCGAACTAGCAAGGACCCTACGAACGTCTACAGGGGCTACAGATAAAGCCATAGCGAGTACCGAGGAATGGATATCGCAACAAGGCAAGTTATTAGGTTTTACAGATGACGAACTTCGTCCGGCGCTAGCCGGTTTATCGAGGGCTACGGGTTCAATTGAGAAAGCCCAAAAGGCCGCCGGGCTTGCTATGGACATATCCGCCGCTAAAGGCGTTTCGCTTGAAACTGTTACTAAAGCCTTAGAAAAGGCTTACGGTGGCAACCTGACGGCGTTAGGCAAGTTAGACCCTGCCGTACGCGAAATGGTAAAGGGTGGCGCGTCTCTTGACGAGGTAATGGCGAAACTAAGTGGCACGTTTAGCGGTTCGGCCACAACGGCTGCTAACACAACGGCGGGACAATTTAAACGTTTGGGCATTGCCATGAACGAAACAAAAGAAAGCATAGGCACCGCGCTACTACCAGTTATCGAAGCGGCGTTACCTATCCTTCAAAAGTTTGGCGCGTGGGCACAAGATAACCCCGGCGCTTTTGTCGCTATTGCGGGCGCTATCGGTGGCGTAGCGTTAGCAATTACAGCCGTAAATATCGCTATGGCTTTAAACCCTTTTTCGGCTATTGCCGCAGGAATTGCGTTACTGGTTGCCGGCGTAGTGGTGGCATATAACAAGTTTGAAGGCTTTAGGAACGTTGTTAGAAACGTTGTAAACGGCATAGCGTCCTATTTCGAGTTCATGGTAAACGCATGGATTACCGCTATAAACGTTGTTATTCGTGGCATTAACTTAGTCAAACCCGGCAAAGACATTGTTTCGCTTTCTAAGGTTTCTTTTGGACCCGTTATCGGTGCCGAAGGTCGGGGACCGTCAGGGGCCGACAAGTCACGACTAGACACAATCCCCGCCATGGCGGCGGGTGGCATAGTCAATAGCGCCACATTGGCCCTGATAGGTGAACGCGGACCCGAAGCGGTAATACCGCTCGACCGTTTAGGCGCTATGGGAACTACAAACGTGACTATACACGTAAACGGTGGCGACCCACAAAGCGTAGTAAACGCCCTACGGCGCTACCAACAACAAAACGGTTCTATACCTATTCGAGTTGCGTAGCCATGCCCTATACACCGCCTAACGTTTATTACGCTTCGGTTTTTGACGGCACATACACAAAGTTAGACGGCGTACAAAGTGTTTCAATTAACCGTGGAAAATCACGGTTTCAGGACCCGACCCCCGTTACCAAATGTTCCATAGAACTAATACCACAAAGCACCTACCCGGCTTCAATAACTATTGGCCAATTTATAGATATTCGAGACACCAACAGCGGCGCTTCGTCCGCTTATTTTGTAGGTCAAATTACCGATATAGAACGAACCTACGACATTCCGTATAACACAAGTACGGGGTTCGCACCGGGCGACCGTGTAACTATTACGGTTACGGGCGGTACTGGCGTTCTTGGTTCGGGCTATGGCTCGTCCGGTTTTGGTTCAACGGTAGACGCCACCTATTCATTTATGACGGCTTCAATGGACCTAACCAATGTTTACGCAATTACGCCCGCAAACGTTGGTTACAATTACGGCGTTTTTGGTTCACCAGTACCTATCGGCCAAAGTGTCATTATGCCCGGCTTAGCGCCATGGCTAGACACAATTAACGACACGTTAAATACCGTTCAATATTCCATGGACGACCTAGATTTAAACCGCATTTTTAAATCTAATTCTTTCGGTATAAGTAGCGTATTTGCCGGGGTTTATTTTTACCCCACGGGACAAACGGGCGTAACCCTTAGTTTTGTAGATGACGGTTCTACGGGGGCAAATGTATACAAATACGGCCTTATTCAATACGCTTCGTCTATCCAAACGGCTTTCACACAAGTCATAGTTACGTCGTCGTTGGCCGACCAACAAAGAACAATAGGTAGCGCCCCGTTTGTGGGGTTCAGTTATTCCACGTTGGCCGCTACAACAACTCAAGCCCAACAGTTAGGGGACTATGTTTTA